TTCTTGACGATTGGGACTTCTCTGACAGAGGACAGAGAGGACAAGGCAAAGTGGAACATTCGGGATTTGGTATCCGAGTGCCAGTACCAGTTGGACACCTACTATGAGGACGGTCACAACAACCATGAATTGCTAAACGAAGGCGAGGACGGCAGAAGGGTGTGGAGATCGGAGACGGCAAAGTACAGAAGGTTCATCACCGCCTACCTTCCGTTCATCAAGGGCGTGAAGTGTCACAGCCACCATTGTAGCAAGTATGATAATTAAGCAGGGTGAAAGCCTTGTAAAGGAGATAAACATGGCAAAAGAGAATCAGAAGTTCGGTGTTGGTGACATCGCCAAAATCAAGAAGGAAGATGTCAGAGTGAAAGTTGTCGGATGTTGTTTGGACGATGGTGAATGGTGGTATGAGGTCGAAGCAGTGGACTTTGATGCCCCGTTCACAAGAGAAGTCAAACAAGACAAATTGGTGATGCTTTGAGGCGATGCGGAGACATGATTGTTCGCCCTGCTCCGCATACCCTCTTTGAAGGAGAATGATATGGGATACAGATACAAACATGGCGGTTACCACAATAGGATGTACAGGGCGGTTGTCATGCTGGACGGCAGACCGAGGACGGTGACATACTCAAGCCCGTGGGGTCTTAACATGGGGTTCAACTTCCGAGAACTGCAGGACAAGGTTCAGAGGATGTTCGGGGTCAAGATTCCTCTTGAGGCTGTTGTGGAACGCAGACTGCTGGCTGATTGGGAGGTGTGATTGTATGGGGGTTTTCATCCCAAAGAGGTGCAACCTGTGCGGTGGGGCTGTGATATATGCTCCGTCCTCATATGTGTACGGCGGGCATGAGATTGGAACGTTCGTCTACGTTTGCAGGAGATGCGGTGCATATGTGGGGACGCACAGGAACAATCCCAAGTGTGCGTTAGGTATACTTGCGGATAACGAGATGCGTGAGCTTCGGAAGAGATGCCATGAGCTTTTCGATGGTAGATGGAGCAACGGCAGGGAAAGAACTGAGGCTTACGCATGGCTTGCTGGGCAGATGGAACTTGAGAAATGCCATTTCGCATGGATGGATAAGGAACAGCTAAAAAGGGCTGTTGAGATATTGGAGAGGACGGCATGACAAATGTTGAACTTTGGATGAAGGGAGTTGAGGAAAGACGGAAAGAGGAATCCGAGCCATCTCCTGCGAAGATACACAAGGGGCTTGAGAATCGGCACAGATATGCCAAGGTCACTTGCGAGACATCGGACGGCAAGAAGGTTGTTTTCCCATATATGGAGTTAAGGCAGAGGATAGACGGCAACATCGGGATCGGCAGAAGGTTTATGCTCGATGATGAGGTCTACAAGATAGTCAAGAAGGAGATTCCAAGCAGACATATGCCGAACACGGACGGGAACTACAAGCATACAAGGTTTGAGTATCGCATGAAAGCATCAAAAGGGAAAAAAATCTAGACGTTTCACGTGAAACAATGGGCAGATACTCTGCCCTTTTCTTTTCGGATTAATTGTGGTAAAGTAAAGACATGATTGAGATTATTTCAAAAGCAGTAAGCGAGTTGATTCCTTATGAAAAGAACCCTCGCAAGATTTCGGAAGAAGCCATCAATGCAGTTGCAGAGAGCATACAGGAGTTCGGCTTTAAGAACCCCATACTGATAGACAAGAACAATGTTATCATAGCAGGACACACAAGAAGGCTTGCATCGTTGAAGCTGGGCTTGGAGCGTGTTCCCTGCGTTGTCTGTGATGATTTAACACCACAGCAGATAAAGGCTCTCAGACTTGCAGACAACAAGACGAATGAACTGGCAGATTGGGACATCGGGGAATTGGACTTGGAATTGGCAGACCTTCTCGATATGGACATGGGACGGTTCGGCTTTGATTCAATCGGAGAAGAAGGATTCGGTGAGGACTTCTCACTTGCAGACGGAGACAAAGCCCCTGTGCAAACCATGTCCTTTACCTTTTCTGACGAACAAGCCGAGGAAATCAAGCAAGCCATAGAGGACATGAAGAAAACACAAACATTCAAAGACTACTATGACGAGAATAATCAGAACGGCAACGGAAACGCTGTCTATCTTATGGTGAGAGCATGGGAATCGCAAAACAGATAAAGGTCAAGGTCATTCCTTCGAATATCGCAAACGCATTTGTAAAGAAGTACCATTATTCGGGCAAGGTTGTTAATAACTCTCAGCTCCATTTCGGATGTTTCCTCGATGGGGTTCTTCATGGGGTCATGTCTTTTGGATGCCCATTGGACAGACGCAAAGTTCTCCATCTTGTTGTCAGCAGGGAAACAGGACAGCCAGCCCTATGGAACGAGATGCTTGAACTGAACAGAATGGCATTTGACGAGGTTCTTCCTCGCAATAGCGAAAGCCGATGTATTTCCGTTGCATTAAGATTGATAAGGAAAAACGCTCCGCATATAAGATGGATTCTCAGTTTTGCAGACGGAACACATTGCGGTGACGGAACGATATATAGAGCGAGTGGATTCAAGTTAACTGGCATCTCAACTGCAAGCATGATTGAGTTGCCCGAAAAATACTGGAAGTATAATGGGGGGGGCATTACGCTCATCGCATGACCTTGCAAGCGAAAAGCAATGTCATGTACAAAATTTTACAGAAAGACTTGGGGCTTAATGGTGCTTATAAGTCGATGGAATGGTACGCAGAAAAACTTGGGACAAAAGTTGTCGAGGGATTCCAATTGAGATACATATATATCCTTGATCCGAATTTCAGGCTTGCTGTTCCCGAGATACCGTTCTCAAAGATAGATGAAATCGGGGCTGGTATGTATAAAGGCGAACATATTACGATTGGAGAAAGAAAAAAGCATTGAGGTGAGACTTGCACTCCCTTCTTTCCACTGGAATGTAGAATGTTCTGCTTGTTGAACTACCAATGCAGTTAAACTATAATTCCAAAAGGGATACCCAGTCAACCGAAATTTGCATTTAACTATATGTTTTGTTACAATAGAAAAAGAGAGGAAAGGATATGCCAGTAAGAAAAGTACAAGGCGGTTATCAGTGGGGAAACACTGGTAAGGTATACCCTACAAGGGAACAGGCAGAAAGACAAGGGAGAGCGATTGAGCGAAGTGGATACACCGAAAAAGATGGGAAGACCCCGAAAAGAGATAGACGCAAATAACTTCGAGAAACTATGCGGACTGCAATGCACACTTGCCGAGATTGCAGGTTTCTTCGAGTGTTCGGAGGACACAATAGAAAGCTGGTGCAAGCGTGAATACAACGAGACTTTCTCGGAGGTCTTTAAAAAGCATTCCACAGGGGGAAAACTCACCTTGAGACGCAATATGCTCAGACTTTCGGAGAAGAACGCAACTATGGCTATCTTCCTTGCGAAGAACTGGCTTGGCATGACCGATAACGTAGAGGTCAAGGCGGACACAAGCCTGATGCAGTCCCTGCTCGATGCCGTATCGAATAAGGATACAGTTTCAACCGAAGAAAAGTGAATCAATTTGCAAAGGGTCTCCGTATTCACCGAGCGGAGACTTTTTGCTTTGCATAAACGATGAATAAATGGGAGATTTTAGCCTTTGAGTGCTTTGAGGTTCAGCGACAAACAGTTGGAGACGATACGTAGACCTTTTAAGGATTCTACCCTTGAAGTGCTTGAAGGCTCATAGTCACCCCGAAGTGGTAAGACAACCGCAGGGGCTTTCCGTTATGCCCGATTCCTCATAGAGACGGAGGACGAGAACCACCTTGTCTTGGGATACTCGCAGGAACAGGCTTACAAACTTCTGATAGAATCTGACGGCATGGGGCTTCTGCACATCTTCGCAGGAAATTGCAAACTCAAGGACGATGAAAACGGAAAGCATCTGCTGATTCATACACCAAAGGGCGATAGGCGTGTATATTACAAGGGCGGTGGCGATTCATCAAGCTATAAGTCATTCCAAGGATTATCGCTTGGGAGCGTGTATTTCTGTGAGATTGACCTTATCACTATGCCGACTATACAAGAGGCTTTCAGAAGAACATTCGCAAGCCACCTCAGAGTACATTTTGCAGACCTCAACCCACCAAGCCCACAGCATCCAGTTATTAAGGATGTCTTTGAAGTGCAGAACACGATATGGTCGCACTGGACAATGGACGATAACCCGATTATCACGGCAGAGCGTAAGGCAGAACTTTATCGAATATTGTCAAAGAATCCGTTTCTGCTGGAGCGTGACTGGTACGGACATCGCTGTATCCCACAGGGTGTTATTTACTCCATGTTCAGCCATGAGGAAAATATCGTGAGGTCAATCCCAGCCGAAGAACAGAAGCTGGAAATGTACTTTGCTGGTGATGGTGGATTGAAGGATGCAACGGCAATCGGGTGCTTCATTGTCACACGTACACCCAAGGGGCAGTTT